CTAAGAAATGATCTTTATCTATGTTTATATAGTTTACTCCGGGGCTTTTAATGCCATGTAGCTCACAGTACTTTGCTTTTAATTTACGAGTAACTCCACTAGTTTTATTGCGCATAACGTAATACCAGCGCGGTGTCCAGTTGGCTATAGCAAGTTCAGCAATCATTACTTCATCCTATATTCACTAATCATAAAAGAGAAAGCTGTAACAATACCTGCAATCCATAACAAAGGTTTGGCTACTGAAGCTAACCACCCTAATACAGTGAAGGCTCCTTGGGCTGCATTGAATGCCGCCACCACCTCTTTACTATCTTCTACTAGGTTATCCACTTTAGCTTCCACCTCTATTAGGCGATCGTAAATCTCTTTGTGGGTTACTTCTGTCATTTAGGATACTTAGCCTTTACCGCCAGACATTCATCAATGTATGCCTGCGCTTGTGCTGTGTCACCTTTGACTATTGCGTCTAAGTAGTCAGCCGCTGGAGGATATGCTGAGGCACGTAACTCTTGGTAGGTTGGCTCTGGTGGGATGTCTGCTGGCTCTGGCGTGTTACCTTTTGAGAGCCATAGGAGATAGGCTGCGTAGTCAGTGTTGGCTGGGTCATTGGGGATGCTTGCGTTGTTGGCAAGGCGGGTGATTCCGGATGTGTTTAGTTTGTACATGATTTATAGCTCCGCTGATAAGTTTAATCTAGCGTTGGAAGTGCCTGAAGCGTTAAGATGTACCCCTTGCCCTTGAACTAGACCTGAAGAAACAGTGCAATTTAAGGAAACAACTTTAGTGCTTGGCTGGTCTAAACTTATTGCAGTACACACAATAGCGCCACCACCGTACTCAACGCTAAAATGAGACGCCGACGATATAGTTAAAGTTGGAACACTTCGCATGGTAGTAGCTAAAAACATATCAATTCTAGACTGTGTAGTAAGGTAATTAAAGCCGCCGCCAAAACGCTCATTACCACTGTTGCCACCATATGTTTGATAATACCGCTGACACAGCGCCAACTCCTGCCCTATCGGCCTACGCTCAAACGGTGTGGCTACTGAGCCTTCTTCGAGTTGTACGCCTGTGATGTTCCAAGTGGCGTTTAATGTGCCAACAACTGATGTTGCGCCGGTTGTGCCAAGGTATGTTGCAGCTTGCCAAGAGCCAGCCGTCCCATTAAATGTTGAACCCACACCAAGCCCAAAAAAGACAGACAAACCTTTTCCGTTTGTAGTTAGCCAAGTACCAGTGGTATCTCCAACAACAGTTATGAACTTCTGCTCCCAAGTATTTGAAGACGAAATGGTGTAGGTTGCTGGGTAAGAACGATTTTGTGCGCTATTTGCTAACACCACTCCAAAAGTTCCAGTAAGCGAGCTGTTCACCCAAAAACTAATGGTAATTGTTTTGGCAGAAGATTTACCAAAATCAAAGTCTGCTGCGTTATAACCCTCAATTTCCTGCGTAAATAAGAAAAATTCAGATGCTCCAACGGTGTATGCGGTAGTGGTTTTAAACCCCATATAGTTGGTAAATCCAGCAGGGGGTGTAAGGCTGTTATAGTTCTGCCCATAAGTCAGCTTTCCGGCAACGACAGCCCCAAAGTTCCAACGATCAACTGTATAAACCCCATTAGCCGTCTCACTAGCCCCAGCATTCCTCTGGTCAATCCTGAAATCGCCATTTATGAGCCTATTTCTACCCGCCATGTTGCTGACAGTAGGCGTGAAGCCGTTGATGGTCGTAGTAGCACCACCGCTGGCATCTAGTATGCTGGCTACCCTCAAAGTTGATAAAGTAGTTGCACCTGATGCCGACAGCGTGGTAAATGCGCCTGTGGATGGTGTGGAAGCGCCAACAGTGCCGTTGATATTTATTGAGGCCGTGCCTGTCAAGTTTGTGACTACACCGCTGCTAGGGGTTCCCAATGCAGGTGTAACTAGCGTTGGGCTTGTAGCAAATACGTTTGCGCCCGTACCTGTTTCGTCGGTAAGCGCTGTGGCTAGCTGTGCAGAGGTGAATGACCCTAAGCTTGCTGCATTGCCTACGCTTGTGACTGCCCCTGTTAGGTTTGCGTTGGTAGTCGTGTTCCCCGCAGTTAAACCCGCCGCTGTGCCTGTGACGTTAGTCATTACCCCCGAAGCCGGGGTTCCCAATGCTGGGGTTACTAGGGTAGGGCTTGTGTTTAAGACGTTGCTGCCTGTGCCGGTATTGGCGACACTGACGACGTTCTTGCTGGCGTCCAGTGCTAAGGCTGTGGAGGCGGTTAGCCCCGCCAAGTTGTTCACGCCTGACGTACTGAGCGTGGTAAATGCACCTGTGGAAGGTGTGGAAGCACCTACGCTTGTGCCGTCTACAGCACCACCATTAATATCAACAGTGCCACTAGTCAACGTGTTAATGGTGACAGCGTTAATAGTGCCTCCCTCAACCTTGTCGCCGCTGATGGCGTTGTCTGGGATGGTGACAGTGCCACTTGCTGTGAGGTTGGTAAACGTACCAGCAGCCGCTGTGGTGCCGCCAATGGTAACAGCATCAGCTGTGCCGCCATTAATATCAGCAGTGTCAGCTACAAGGCTATCAATGTTAGCTGTACCATCAATGTATAAGTCTTTAAACTCTAATGAACCACTGCCTAAATCCACTGTGCCATCTGTCTTAGGAAGTACAGCTGTTGCAGAAACTACAACATCTTGTGTAGGACCAACCTTAGTAATGGGAGCACCTTCAGCAGATGTACCATCATGGGTATGACCTGTACTAGCATTGAAGGCAGCTTCAACACCATTAAACTCATTATCTAAATCAACAGCATTGACAATGTTACCATCAGCAATGTTATTAGAGGTGTCTGTTCTGATATATCCAGTCACAATATTTTCCTTGTATTATCTTCTATCATGCACAGCATATTCAACTGTAGCTGTATCTAAACTAAATGGTGGTGATTGACTATTACTAATAAATTGTAGGCTCATCGAAAACCCACTACCAACCAATTGTGTCTCAAATATTTTCTTAAGCTTACTACCGTAAACAATGGTTCCATATGTAGCTAAAGGGCTACCAAAAAATCCTACAACACCTGTATCATTGGACAAGCTTAATGTCTCTGGTTGCACGCTACCACTAGTATCAAAATCTAGCTTTAAGTTAACAGAAGTTGTAACAGAACCTTGTGGTTCTGTATATAGCTGTAGCTTATAGAATGTTTTTCTAAGTCTAGGATCAGTTAAATGAATAAAGGGTGTAGAGAAAGTAGCTAGTATATTACCACCATCAAAACTGTTACCACTTTCCATTTGATATACATAGCCTGTTGACTCTGCAAACACAGCAGTTTCTGTTTGGATATAGTAGCTACTGTCAGCGACATAAGCTTTAAAGCCATGTGTCTCAGCCCAGTTTATACCAGCTGTATCATTGCTTTCAAGCTGAACACCTATAACACCTAATGCTGATTGAGTGCTAATAGATTGACTATACCCTAACAATCTATACTGACTTTTCTTTCTTATGACAACACTACTAAAACTGCTAGAGGCAGAGATGAGGTTGGTCATTTCTTTCTGTATAGGCTTAGATACAACGCCTAAGTTGAAGTCATTAATTCTATCAGTAGCAGATAATAGTCTTAAACCATCAGGTCCTAAGAACATAACATCGCCACCAATTTCTTGTATGGTGTCTGAAGCTACACAACCTATGTCAGTTGTTACTGACTTTAGTATAAAGTCTGCTAATGTATTGCCAGTAATTTGATGTATTGATTGTGCAGAGAAAATAAACAAAGCTTCTCTAAACACTTGTAAGCCTGTGATTTTAGCACCAACACTAATAACACCACTACCATTAGCAGGATTTAAATCATTATCAGTGAATGGCGCTGTAATAACAATCTTATCTCCTACAGCATAGCACATCTGATTCTTAAACCAAGACAAGTGTGAACAGTTTTCTAAGTCTGCAGAACCTGTTACATACTGAAATGTATTGTCATCAAATGTAAAAGGGTAGCCTAAGCCTGTGGCAAAAGCTATCTTCTCTGTAACACCAATTCTATATTTAATGTGACGAGCCTTACCATTAACACTAACATCAGAAGATATGAATGTTACAGCAGCATTGTCTGCTGGACTGCTAGCTAGAGCTGGTGCTATTGTTAAAGTGGTAGCGCCTGATACCACTGTTACAGCAGCTGTAATGGTATAAGCTTTAGCAACACCAGCAACTGTGAATGTGTCCCCAATTTTAGGAGCTATATCTACACCATCAATATTTAATGTAGTGCCTGTCTGACTAGCCCCGTTAACTAAAACTGCAATGCCATACACAGGCACTGACACTCTTGTGTAGCTTGCTCCTGTTGTTTTATATAATGTTTTATCACGAAGGGCTAATACACTATCTTTCCAAGCAGCTAGCCCTGTTATCAAACTACTGCTGTTAGCAAAAGTTACAACAGCTAAATCAGTAGGGCTACTAGCTAGTGATGTAGTTAGTGTTAATGTAGCAATCTTAGTAGTTTCACTATATGAAACACCAGCCACAGCAATAGTGTAGACACCTGTTACACCTGCTACAGTGAATGTATCTCCTTCTACAGGTGTTACAGAGATGTTAGAGACAACTAATGTTGTTCCTGTCTGACTACCACCACTAACAAGTGGAGCACCTGCCACAGGCACTGTGTCATTAGAATATTTATCATAGCCTAACATACGGCTGTACCCACCCTCAATAGATGGTTCAAAGTTCTTCAGCTGCCTAGCACTACCGGGCGCTTGTGTGCCTTGCTGCAGAGGTGATAGGTTTGTTATTAACCCCCCTCTAAACTCAAAAGGAAATGTTGCCCAAGCGTCAGCCATTCTTATTTAATCCTTGCACCAGCAATGTTACTGCCAGCTTGTTGGATGTAAGTTGATGTTACATAGTTATATTTATTAATAAGAATAATTCTCATTGACTTAACTTCTTCATCAAACTTGGCTTTAATCATAGAAGCACTTTGTTCATTACCTCTAAACATATAAGCATGATACATAGCACCATCAATAATGACGTGTCTAAATCTTTCAGGAATAAAAGGAACATCTGTAGAGTTTTGTAAGTCTACAGGAACTCTGTAGTATTCATACACTAGCTCATAGTCTTGATCAGGCGCTGGCACAAGAATAAACTCTTGTGAAGGTGTCTGCACAACATACTGAGGAATGCCTAGCTTGCTATTGTCTGTAGAATATTCTTGACCTACATATTTACGTAGGTAATCTTCGTATGTTATGCTTCTTAGTGTCACTGTCTGATTACCTAACACACTGTCTTCTTTAATTCTAAAGCTGTCGAAGTCTACAGTGGAGCTATCAGTTGGATATGTATATCTACTTACACCAGTAGACATAGTCTCTTCTTGTTCTACATGATTGAAAGGCCACTCTAAGAAGCTTTGATTAATATCACGCAATGCAGCATTAACACTATCCTTAGCGCTACTGTAGAAACCTTTAGCATTAGCAAAGGTAGCACTAGTTAGCTCCACCTCGTTGAATCGTCTGTTAACTTGATTAACTAGCTCTAGAAAATTATAGGCCATGTTATTGTTCCTTAATACGCAGCTTCACAACTCGTTCAACAACAGAGCCGGTGTTGTCAGTGATTCTACAAGTTAGTTTATATTCTCTATTGAGAGTACCTAAGCCTAAATGAATAGTAGCAACAGTGTTTGTGTTAGTGGCTGATACACGTTGTAAGCCATACACAGTGGTGCCATTAGTCACTATTGTTTTAACACCGTCTGCATCATCTACATACCAATCTACAGATGAGATGGTAGCTGTGTTAAGAAATCTAGACCAGTCAATGCTGTAGTCTAATATTTCATCAGGGTCTTTATTGGGCCATCTATAAGACATATATACTCTTTATACTACTGAAACAACTCTATTGTCTCTGTTTTCATTTGAGACATACACATTCCTAAACTGCTCTGTTATAGAAGAAGTTCTAGTTGTATATTCTCTATCAACATAAACAACCCTGCTCTGTTCATTTATGACGATAGTTCTATCCTTAGCTGTTGTTCTACCACCCACATACACTGCTCTTAATGTATCGTAGTTATTTTTAACAGCCTCATAATCAAAAGATGTAGTTGTTACATTAACACTACCTACATACCCATAAACAGTTATACCATCAAAAGTAGGTCTAGCACTGTCTGATATAGATACAACACCAATATAAGCTGTAGCTGATACACCTATCAATGCCACTGAAGCACTGGCTGCTACATCTACTAAACCTACAGCACCTGTTGCTGCTACACCTGTCAAGACGGCTACAGCACTAGCTACAACTGTGACATTTCCTGCATAAGTAGAAGCTTCAACACCTACAACAAGTATGACAGCCTTAGCTACTACATCTACAGAGCCTACATTGGCTGTAGCTGCTACACCATTAACTAATAATACTGCGTCTGCTGTGACTGCTACTACGCCTACAGCGCCAGTGGCTACAACACCTACAACAGGTGTCACAGCCTTAGCTACTACAACTACTAGACCTACAGCACCTGTGGCTGCTACACCATCCGGTGTATGTGTAACACCATATTCACCATAGCGACTAACACCATATCTAGCTACGCCATAAACAGCGCCTGTTAAAGATGTAGAAGCCATAGTTAGCTTCTATTAAGCTATACGAACAATAGCGTTTGTAGCGTCAGCAGCAGGGAACTCCACCACGAAATCACCGTTAGTTGATGTCTTGTCTCCACCAAAGGAAATGACAGCTACAGCGTTAGTAGTGCCTGAGCCACCATCAGTGGTAGTGTTATAAATTAAAGCACCAGCTGCTGTCAGTGTAGCGCTACCCCATGTAGCATCAGCAAAATCAATAAAGGCTGTAGTGCCGCTTGATGTAGGGTCGATGTTAGTTAATGCCACACCACCTGCTGTATAGCCAGTACCCACAACTTCATTAGTGGTGGAGTAGTTAGTAGTGGCTGCGTCTAGTGTAGCAGAGGATGTAAACAAAGCAATCTTAAAGGTGTGACCACCTGATACATTAAAATCATGTTTACGTTCTAACAGCTCTTTTTTAAAAGAGGTGCATAGTGCAGAAGTAATTGCCATTAGAGAATTCTCTATATTAAATATTAATGCTCTCTAATAGAGCAACTAAAGGGAATACCACAATGAAGCAGTATTCCCTATAAAGGCTATTAAGCCAGTTGGTCGCGGTCAGCTTCAGCAGCTTCGGTGTCGCCAATAGCGCCAACGTCCATCAGCAAAGCCCATACACGCACAGTACCAGAGGTAGCAACGGTAGAACCAGCTTGAATAAGAACATCAACAGTGTCAGCAGCACCAACAACCACAGGCTGGAATGCAGCAGCGTTCTGTGCGTAAGCGCCAGCAGCAGCACCATCAAAGGTGAAGCCGTCAACAAATACGTCAGCATCAACGCCAGTGACGCCTAGATCCAAAGTGGTGCCAGTACCGCCAGCGGCAGCAGCAACAACTTGAATACCAGCATTCATAACCATAGTACCAGCAGGTACAGAGATTGTTTCGATAACATCAGAAGAAGCCAAGGCAGAGCCTTTAGCAACAGCGGCAGCAGCAAAATCTACTTCTTTTTCTACGAGGTAAGCTTTGCGGCTAGGATTGCCCACACCACCAACGGCGCGGACTAGAGAGGTAACAGTAGCCATTTTAATTTTCCTTTAAAGAGGAGGGACAATTAAGTCCCTCCGTTACATTACGCTGCGTTGAACTTAGCAGTTACAATTGCTTCAGGCTTCAAGATCTTACGACCGTAAAGGTGCATACCACGAACAACGTCAGCAAAGCTGTCGGGATCACGGTAGCTCTCA